CGGTGTGACGGTGGAAGCAGACTACGAAGTGGCGAATCAGCGCCGCGTTCTGGTTGCTTCTCAGCGCATCGGCTTCGTCGATATCATCGACGGCGCTACCTCCAAGTGGGCTTGGAAATACGCATCTTAATGATGCAAACACCTTGGGGGCTCTACCGAGCCCCCTCGGTTTTTACAAGTTGATTCTATATGGCAAATTTGATTGACATTGATACTTATAAGCAAGCAGAAGGAATTTCTGGGGTTAAAGACGACCCTAAAATTACTCTTCTGATTCCTTCCGTGAGTCAGCTTGTAAAAACCTATTGTGGTCACACTATCGTTGATTTTTATTCATCTGCAAAGACTGAATTCTTCACTTTAGAGTGGGATACTGATATTGTTCAGCTTACCGAAAGCCCTGTTAGAACTGTGAGTGAAGTGTATGAACGTGATGGACAATCAGCAGATTATGTTCAGCTTTACACTGGTGGTGCAAACGGCAAGTATGATTATTATGTCGACACTAACACAGATTCCATTCGTAGAACTACTAGCACTTCATACAAGTACTGGCCAAAAGGCGTGGGTGCTGTAAAAGTTGTTTATACTGCGGGCTATGAAAATGTCCCAGAAGATTTGAAACTGGCTGTTATTGATTTGGTTACTTATTATCTGAAAGACGAACATAAAGAGCGTAGGGCCTTAGCAGGCGCATCTATCCAGAACCAGGCGTCCACTAGCCTTCGAGACAGTGTCGCGTTTCCTGACCATATTAAACGCGTACTGGATATGTATAAAAATTTCTAATGAGTGCAAAGTTTGTAGAAAAACTTTTTAACGAGCAGCTCATAAAGATAGCAAATACTAAATTAAGAGACGAGATAGAGAAACAGCCTGGACAAGTTTTAGTACTTAGAGACTTAAAAGAATTCAATAAAGTACTTGTTAATAAATTAAATATTTCCGGTCTGAATTCTGCTCAATCTGGCTCTGCAATCGCAGAAGGAAGAAAAAAAGCTCTAAGATTGCATAATGCTTTTATGAAAGCCATGCCAGATAGGTACAAGGTTACTTTAGAAAAACTAGAAGAGCTAGGGTTTCCTGAGTCGGAAATCGGGGAAAAAGTTTTTGTTGTTCGATCTTTTTCAAAGTCTCTTAGTCTTGTAAAGAAGGCTATAGTTGCTAAAATAGTAAAGCTAAAAGGCTTAGATAAAGGACAAGAAGACCAGCTTTCTAGAATGACTCATAAAGGCCACGGTGTTCGTGGCTTTGCAGTTTCTCAAGCAGAAATTGGTAGTGGGGCAAATTTTATTATACGCCAGCTTTCTGAGCTTGGAGTATCGGACCCTCAAGAGTATTTAGGAGATCTTTTTACCTCTTTTGCTCAAGGAGGCCAAATTAAAACCACTAAAAAGCAGAGAGACTTAATTAAACAAATTATTACACGATACAATCAAATAATTGATCCAAGATCTGGTAGGCTGAGTTCAAAATACGTTTCTCTAGTAACGTATCAGTATGGTTCTGAGAACTCAGGTAGAGATGCTACCTTTGAAAGAAAATTAAAAGATTTATTTTTTGGCCCTTTTGCAGATCATGTAAGAAAAAATATTTTGACAATGCCTGGATCTAGCTCCCTAGAGCAAAAAGCATTAGCAACTATAATTAGGCAATTTAAGATAACAATTAAGCAATCAAAGTCTGGTAGTTTTGTTTTAAGAATAGAAAATAGTATTAACCCTGATAAAGTAAAATATCAAAGTAGAGGGGTAGCTAAAACAACAACAAAACAAAAGAAAGGAAAGGCAGCTTTAGTTAGGGGCGCTACAGGTGGAATTCCCAAACTAAAGTCCCAACCTTCTAAAGCAACAATGCCGGATATTCGTTCTCTAATCGGTTTGCTTAATCAACGGCTGCCAGGACAAGTTGCTAAGAATATGGAAAGCCCGGCACTAAACTACAGGACCGGAAGATTCGCCTCTAGTGTTCGAGTAACGGATATCACTCCTACTACTAAAGGATTACCGAGTATCGGATTTACTTATCAAAAAGATCCGTATCAAGTTTTTGAATATCCGGGGTCCGGTAACTCTTTAGCCCAAAATCCGTTTCCGGGCGCAAGAGACCCTAGAGCTTTAATTGATAGATCTATCAGGGAGCTTATGGCAGAATTTGTAGTTGGGCGTTTTTATACTCGGAGACAATAATGGCATCAAGGGATTACACAAGTAGACGCCTCGCTATCATTGATGCTTTGGTCTCAAAACTTAAAGTCATAAATGGTACTGGCAATTTTAGAACCGAATTAAATGATAATGTATTTCCTAGACTAAAGTTTTGGGATGAAGTAGAGGAGTTTCCCGCAGTACATCTTAATGCAGGGAGTGAAAGAAGAGATTATCAAGGCGGCGGATATAAAGATAGATATTTAACTGTTACTATCCGTTGCTATGTAAATGAAGAAGATGCTGTTAAAGCTCTAGAGGGGCTGTTAGAAGATGTAGAAACAGTTCTTGAAGATAATAGCAGATTAGCCTATACAGACCGGCTAGGCGCAACAAATTACACTCAACAAATTACTATACTTTCAGTCGACACTGACGAAGGTGTTTTGGAACCTCTTGGCGTAGGAGAAATCATATGCGAGGTTCGTTACTGAAGAAGCAAGAAAACAAAAGTTTCTCTTCCTTCTCAGTTTAGGAGATACTAAATGGCCGATACATTGTACTTTAGTCGCGATACTAAAGTCTACCTCAAGCAGGGTTCCAATGTTTGGGAAATTCCCGTGCTTGATGGTTTTAGCTTTTCGCAAGCAACTAACGCTTCCGAAATTACTCTGAACGAAATGTCCGACGCCTCCGGCGTCAGCCGTCGTGCTCGTCAGATGTTTACAGATTCTTATGCCCCTGCGGAGTGGTCTTTCTCGACATATATGCGTCCGTTCATTTCCAGCACGGCAGCAGGTCAATGGGAAGATACCAATGCGAATCATCACTGCGTTGAAGAAGCACTTTGGGCAAATTTTGTTGCCGCTAATGCCTGGACTCCTCCAAGTTCTGGAGACTCTGCTTGGACTAATGGCGTTACTCTTGGCACTTCTAATCTTGCCTTTGATTTTGATAGTTCTAATGCTGTTACTCTCGGCACTTTTGACCTTTTCTTTGTTATGGGCGGTGCTGGATCCGGAACTAAGACTACTTATAAGATTGAAGGGTGTGTAGCTAATTCGGCTTCGATTGACTTTGACATTGATGGTATTGCTACGATCAACTGGTCGGGTTTTGGCAAGATTATTACTGAGGACACAGCCCCGACGGCAACGGTTACCGAAGCTCTCACTTCTACAAGTAACTTTATTCGTAATCGTCTGACTTCTTTGACCGCTACCTCTTCTCTCAGCGGTACAGCAGTTACCTATGATCTCGTACTAACTGGCGGTAATATTACGTTTGAAAACAATATTACGTTCCTCACTCCCGAAACTCTTGGTGTTGTGAATCAGCCTCTTGGTCACGTTACAGGTACCCGCGCAATCTCTGGTAATTTTACTTGCTACTTGAATGCTGATACGAATTCTAGTGCGGACTTGTTTGAAGATATTATCGAAGCTACTACTACAATCACCAACTCTTTTGCTCTTACGTTTAGCATTGGTGGTTCTGCTGCTCCGAAGGTCGCTGTATCTCTGCCTCAATGCCACTTGGAAGTTCCTACCCACTCGATTGATGACGTTATCTCTGTCGAGACAAACTTCCACGCACTGCCCAGCGACATTAGCAACACAGACGAAGCAACAATCACATACACTGGTACGGCTTACTAAGGTATAAAAAAATAGTTGTTGACATTTTGATGTTACGTGGATATAATAGTTAGGAAATCGGGGGAGTTCGCTCCCCCGAATTAACTTTAAGAAGAGGTAATTATGACAGAACCCGTTTCTCTCGCGAGTCTCATGACTCCTAGTAAAACTGTCGAGATTGATTTTCCCGGACATACAGGATTCAAAGTATCTCTTTGTTACCTTGCCCGAGAAGAGCTGCTCAAACTGCGCAAAAAGTGCATTTCACAAAAGTTTGACAGAAAAACTCGCCAACCCACCGAAGTTCTTGATGAAGAAAAGTTTCTCACAGAATATGTAAAAGCTGTCATCAAAGGATGGTCAGGATTTAAGTATCGTATCCTAGAAGAGCTTCTGTTGGTGGATACTTCTAATCTGGACCCCGAAGATGAGCTTGGTTATAGTCAAGAAAACGCAGAACTTCTTATGAAGAATTCTAGCGATTTTGATACTTGGGTAACTGAGACGGTCGCAGACTTAGAAAATTTTACGACGAGCAGATCGAGCGAATAATCGGTCTGCTTGAAAAGTATATTAAATCTCCGCAAATTGATGTAGATAAGTATCTTAAAATTTGCGAAGAGCTGGGACAAGAGCCCGATCCCAACAGAATGCCAATGGACCTAGCGGATATGCCGTATGAAGTCCAGTTGGCATTTTTTGTGTACGGATTTTTACCAGACCGTTGGGAAGGTATGAGTGGCACCTACCTTGGGAAAGACTGGTCTAGTGTAGGGGAAGTTTTTAGTGTTTACGAAATACAAGAAAGAAAACTAGTTTTTACACTTTGTAAGCATATCGAAAGATTCACGGTACAGAAAGCCCACGAAGATTCTGAGCGCAAACGAAAGCGCGAAAGCAGTAAAGGTAAAAACTTTACTCATAATGTGAAAGGTTAATGGCAAATTCTCTAGAGCTTAATATCGTTGTTGATGACAACGGTAGCCTAAAGCTAGTAACAAAAGAAGCCCAAGCGGCAGGAAAGGCTTTAGGTGGCGTTTCTAACAATGCTCAGACAACAGACCGAAGACTAAAAGGAGCTGCTAAGGCTTCATCCAATGCTACTAAAAATTTCTCTAAGCAGGCTCAGGGAATTACTAGTGGTCTTGTACCTGCATATGCAACTCTTGCTGCTAACCTTTTTGCTGCACAGGCCGCTTTTGGATTTTTAAGAGAATCCGCAGATTATTTGCAATTGTTGCAAGGGCAAGAAGCACTAACAATGGCTACTGGTGTCGCCTACCAGTCTCTTGCTAAAAGTCTTCAAGCTGCTACTGATAATCAGATCACCTTTACGGAAGCCTCTAGAGCTACAGCAATCTCACTTGCAGCAGGACTTTCTGGAGATCAACTAAAAGAGTTGGGTTCAGCCGCTCTTACTGTCTCTAGGACTCTTGGAAGAGACCTAACTGATTCTTTTAATCGTCTTATTCGTGGTGTTACTAAAGCCGAGCCTGAATTGCTAGACGAATTAGGTATTATTCTTCGCCTTGAAGACGCGACACGTGAATATGCTAGAAGCCTGAATGTCAACAGGAATGACTTAACAGCCTACCAAAGAACTCAAGCTGTAACGAATGACGTTCTTCGTCAGGTAGAAGAAAGATACGGAAAAATTAATGCTATCATGGACCCAGTAGGAAACTCCATGAATAAACTAGCCGTATCTTTAGAAGCTGTAGCTCGTCAGATAGGTACTGCACTCGTCGGCCCAGCTAATTTTATTGCCGACGTATTGACTAAAAACGTTTTTGCAGCCGCAGCTTCTTTCGGCCTTTTTGCATCTTCTATTCTTAGTTCAGTAATCCCAAGTGTAACTGATCTAGCAGAAGAAAATGACTTTCTTAATAAAAGAATGCAAAATCTTGATAGAGGTATTGTAGGAATTTCTGAAACTTTGGATCGAAATGCGAAAGCTACAGAAAAGCTAGGCACCTCTATGGATATTTTGGGATTAAAGGTAGAAAAAACAAAACTCAGATTCCAAAAAGCCGGCATAGCTATTGAAAGATTTAAAGTAGGTGCTTTAAGAGCGGCAAGAGCCTTATCTAGAATGGCGGGTGTTATTGGATTAGCTATAGTTGCTTGGGAGCTTCTTACTGCAATATTTGATGCTGCTAGAAAAAAGCTCGGGCTTTTTAATGAAGAGTATGAAAAGCTAAAAGAAACCGCAGAAGCAAACTCGCAAGCCCTACAAAGTTCTGCCGATGATTTTGTAAAGATGGGTCGTAGGATAGAAGAAGTACCTTTTAGAACTCTAAGGGAGGAACTTGAGTTTATTGGAAATGCTGCAAATTCTATAAGTTTACAAACTTTAGAAGATCAAATTGCTGTCATTCGTCAACTTCCTCAAGAAGTTATAAAAACTAATACCAAACTAAGAGGACGAGCAGGAAGAGGTTCAGGCGCTGGAGTAGTCACTACAGTAGCAGGTCTTAGCCAAGAAGCCATAGATGCTAACCAAGGGCTAAAAGAGTACTTAACTACCGTGGGCCAAGTAGTGCCCGGAGTTTTAGAGTTAGCAAATAGCATTGATATTAATAAGGGTGTAACAGACGAACAGCTTGGTAGTTTAAGACAGCTTGTAGATACCTATGCAGAACAAGCTGCTAGAAGCGCCGAAATCAAAGAACTAGTTCAGCAAGAAACTAGAGCGAGAGACGCTCTAAATAATCAGTTTAATGCAACCCCTATACAAACGGTTCTTAACCTAAATGAAAAGCTCGCAAAGGCCCGTGCCGCAGATCTGAAAGTACTTGCTAGCCAGTTGGACTCTAATGATAAGTATTACGAGCAAAAACTAAAAGAATATGCACTAGCAGTTAGAAGTTTAGCTCTTGCTAGAGCAACTGCATTACAATTTCAAGCATTAAGAGATGATGAGATTGCTTTGCTCGATAAGCAAAATGCTTTGGCCTTAAAAAGACTCGGACTGGAGAGCCAAGTAACTATGGCAGCTCAAAGACAGAGTGCTCTGTTGCGTGAACAAGAAACTGCTTTATCAATTGAGCAAAAGCGTTTACAAATTCGTGCGGCTATGGCTTCGGTAGATATAGATGACCCGCTTTCTGTGGAAAATGCAGTAAGAACAGTTCAAGCTCTAGCAAGAGAGATAGCTTTAGATCAAAAAAGACTAGAAATACTAAAACAACAGAACAATGAACTAATTCAAATGCGAGATAATGCTATTCAAGCATTTGAGGGTTCTCTTAATACAGCGCTTCAGCAGCTTATTAAAGGTCAAGAAACAAATATTAAGACTCTCGTTTTAAATATCGCCGAAGCAACCCTTAATTCTGTGGCTGATAGTCTCGCGAAACAATTTACAACCAGAATTAGTGAGTTTATTTTTGGTAAAGGCGATGACCCTGCAGAAAAGATTAAAAATGCTATGATAGACGGAGCAAACTATTTTGGTTCTGTAGCTGCAAGAGCTATGGGCAAAACTACCCCTGTTTCTCCTACTCAGAGTTCTTTACCTCCCGAAGCAACAAAAGCTATCGGCGACTTAAATACAGAAGGCTCTGGCTTTAGCATGAAGAGATACCTATTCGGTGCACAAGGACAAGTATCCGTTACGGAAGGTAATGATACTCAAACCACTAGTGGTAGAATGGGCGGCGTATTTGGACCATTTTTAAATTCTTTAAAAGGGCTTTTTAGTGGAGACGCTCCATTTCTTAAGTCTCTTGCTGGTGTATTTGGAAATGGCTTAAAGGGTTTTGGTACTCTGTTCTCAGACCTGCTAGGCGGTATTTTTGGTGGCGGAGCTGGAGGTATCGGAGGCTTCATTGGAGGTTTCTTCGGTCTTGCACGAGGGGGTGTTATGCCTCGCGGATATGCTTCTGGAGGAATCGTAAAAGAGCCCACCTTCCTAGTTGGTGAAGGTCGGCATAATGAAGCAGTTGTTCCGCTTCCTGATGGCCGTTCTATTCCTGTCTCTATGCCTGCTGGTAGCGCGGGAGTAAATAATGTCACAGTGAATGTTTCTGTAGATAATAATGGTAATTCCCAGACCCAGACTCAAATGGACGATCAACAAACAGGTCAACTAGGCAAATTTATTGCTAACGCAGTTCAAGAAGAACTTCAGAGACAAAAACGACCCGGCGGTATTCTTAGCCCCTATGGAGCAGCATAATGTCACTTGGCTTCGCAACTTCATCCGATTATGGAAGTCGTCAAATCAATCCTGATCGTACTATGCAACGAAAAACAAAGCCTAGAGTTTACATGGCTTCTTTTGGGGATGGCTACGAGCAAAGAGTTGCACAAGGTATTAATCCATTAAATGAAAGCTACTCTGTGTCTTTTAATACCAGAACAAAAGCAGAAATTGATGATATTGTTGGCTACTTTGATTCTTTACAAGGAGTTACTGCTTTTAATTTTGTTATTCCAGATACTAATGCTGCGGGTGGAGCTACTGAAACAACAATTAAAGTAGTTTGTGACGATTATTCTCTTACTTATACTAATGATGACTTTTACAGCTGTGATGCTACATTTAGAAGAGTATATGAGCCGTGAGTGATATTATAACAGCAGTACAAAAGCAAGATCCTGGCTCTGAGCTAGTTATTCTTTATGATCTAGAATATGAGTCTGGGTCTTTTGCATACTTTACTCCTAACCAAGGTGATATCGAGTTTAGAGATTCTACAGGTACTGCTCAAGCATATACTTCGATGCCTATAGAGACAGACGGGTTTGATATTTCTTCTGATGGTGCCTACTCGAGACCTACTCTTACTGTTGCAAATATTAGTAGCGTATTTTCTGACGCAATTGGCATAGAATATGAAGAATTAATTGGTCAGAGGATTACTCGTAGAGTAACTCTAAAAAAGTACTTAGTAGGGGAAAGCGAAGACTCGGGAGCTGGAAACGCTCCTGTAGAGTACCCAAAAACTACTTATATTATTGACCGAATTAAAGAGAGAAATATTCTTCAGGTAACTTTTGAGCTTGCAGCACCTTTTGATCTCGCAGGCATGACTCTTCCTAAAAGACAAATTATTGGAGGGGGCTGTCCCTGGAGGTACAAAGGCGCTAACGCTTCTGTAACGCTACCGAACAAAGTGGGTGGTTGTACTTGGAATTCTTCGATTACTTTGAATGGCACAACTTACCCTATTTACGTAAATAGTGAAGACGAATATATAGTACCTACCTCTATATCTTTTACCGCTTTTTCTGGCTCTGCTACCGCGGGGTCTTATTATTCTACTACAAATTCTAGTCCAAGTTTTTCCAAGGTAAATAGTGATGGTTCTCTATCTTCCGTATCCTCAATAACGGAATATTGGCAGTGTATTCAAACTACTACGTCAACTCCAGCAGAGTCAGATGTTCGCTGGAGGCGTGTAAGGACCTATTCTACTTATAGCGGCTCTACAGCGTATAGTGCTTATACAGATACGGACTATAATGATTATGTAGTCTACTCTAATGAAGTATGGAAAGTAAAAAATATTACTCAGGACGCGGACGATCATGAGTCTACTCCAGAGGCAAACGCTTGGTGGACTAGAGGGGATGCTTGCGGAAAGAAAATTACTTCATGCTCTCTTCGTTTTCATGCAATACCTGATACCAACGGCGGGGCTACCCAAAACAATAATCGTAACGTAAGTCTTCCGTTTGGAGGATTCCCTGCCTCGAGGCAGTACCGATGATTGAAGATTTACTTGATGCTTATCCAAATGAAGCCTGTGGCATTCTTTTAAATAAGCGAGGTAAGTTGGAGTGGTTTCCTTGTGAGAATGTTGCTGAAAGACCTGAAGAAGATTTTCGTATCTCCGCCCAAGATTATATTCGAGCGAGTATGCAGGGCGACATTCATGCAATCGTACATAGCCACCCTGACTCCTCTCCTGAGCCGAGTGAAAGAGATAAGCAAGCATCTGATTTTCTTGGTATTCCTTATTGGATATACGCCATACCTAGTTGTGAGCTTTATGTTTATGAGCCGAAAGAGATAAGACAGCCCCTGCTGGGAAAAGAATATAAGTTTGGACAAAATGACTGTTATTCTCTTGTAAGAGATTATTATAAAGATTTAAGCATAGACTTACCTGCAATCCCTTTTGAGGATAATTTTTGGGAGAAAGGAATCAACTACTTCGATGATTTGCAGGACTCTTTTGGTTTTGTAACAGTAGATACGCCACAACCGCATGATATGATTATTTTTAGTGTTATGTCTCCTATTCCTAACCATTGTGGAGTTTATCTGGGAGAAGATATTTTTATGCACCACGCGGTAGATCGCCTTTCCTGCCGAGAGTCTATTCACTCCTTTTGGGGTAAATATATTACGAGATTTATAAGATGCAAACAGTTTATCTAAACGGTGGAATAGAAAAGTTTGGCAAAAAATGGGAGGTTCATTGTAAAACCCTTCCAGATATTTTTAAGCTGATTAGCTGTCAGACGCCGGGATTTCGAGAATATCTTTTAGAAGCCGCCGATAAGGGAATAGATTTTCAAATTCAACGCGGAAAAGAATTTGTAAATGAAGATAGTTTTTTACTATCTTTAAAAGAAGAAGATATAGTAATTACTGAAATGCCTACTGGCTCTAAAGGAGGCACTGGTAAGGTCTTGGCAGCTGTTGCTATTGTTGCAGCTATAATTATGTTTCCTCAAGTATTTGCAGGCACAGCAACAAAAACTCTAGGTACTCAGACAGTTACTGTATACAGCGGTCTTAATGCAGCAGGTATGGTCGCAGCAAGTCTTGCTGTAAATTTAGCCTTATCTGGTGTTACGGAATTGCTCTCTCCAGGACCAGAAACAGACGGAGCAGAAACTAACGAAGCCTATCTTTTTGACGGTCCCGTAAACAATGTAAAGCAAGGTCTTCCTGTTCCAGTAGCATATGGCGAACTTATAGTTGGAGGTGCAGTAATTAGCTCTTCTTTTTCCTTAACTCCTTTTTCAAATGGAAATTCCACCGGATTTATTCAGCCTCTCTTACCTCGTTTTACAGATAGCGAAGGCATCCCTGGAAATATTACTTTTAACGTAGACCCGGTCGTGGAGATCCCCTAATGCCAAGTGTTATTGATAGTACCAATAGAACTCGATTAAATCAACAATTTGCTCTTTTGCTTGACCTTATTTCTGAAGGGGAAATCGAGGGTCTTGTTAATGGCCACGGGAGTGTTTATCTTAACGAGACTCCTATCGCTCCTCCTTCTAAATCGGCTACGGTTAGCTATAAAACAGGAACTGTTACTACGGACGGCACCACGACTGTAGAGGCTTCTTCTGATCTTTTTGCTGGAATTGACTTGTCAGAAGGTGCAAGGTATATTCAAATACGATCGGCAGCTGGAGCGAGCACTCTTGATAGTATTCACTATGTGAATGATACTACAATTACTGTTACCGGAGCTACTTTTGCGGGATCTCAAGAACTAAATACTTTTAATGCAGTTTTTGG